GTTGGGTATTGAGTATGGTGCAAGCCATCTCGATGTTGAGGTTGGCGACATGCACCTCGGACAGACTGTGACTCAAGTTGGAACTTCTCTTCCCGCAAAAGTACCTTGGAGTTGGCAGTTCGACGGGGGTCTTGACGAAGTGTTCAAACCATTTTCCGGCGACTGTGACTTACACATCTTTGACTTCCGTGAACACGGACAGGGTATGCGTCTTCTCGTCATTTGGCCTAACGGCTGTTTCGCTTTCCAAGCAGGAGTGCTTGTTTATTGATTTCGACATGGGTGGGTTGACAGTTAAAAAAGGCAAAAGTGTACCTCCGTGCGCTCAAGGGAGTTTTTGGTTTCTCTTCCTTGCCTCCCGCCCGCCGTCGAATTGAGGTGTTTTTATGACAGATAAAAACCTCGTCAATATCCGCAACGGTACTCTCCGCATCTTGACTCAACAGCAGACCGAAGAACTTTACGCTCACACGCAAGGTCGCCTCAAGTCAAGGAAGGTGTACCTCAAATTGGCAGTGCTTGCTGTATTGAAATACGATGCTCAAGGGCGCAACCTAACCGCAGATGAGGTTCGGGTCATTGGGTCAAAGTACCTTCCCCGAAACAGTGGGTTTTCGACTCAAGTGGTAGGTACTATTCTCGGTATGTTATGTCGTATGAAGTTGGTAAATCGCTCTTACAACAGACCGCATTCATATTGGTGGAGGGAGCATGTTGAACTTTGAAATACGCACCGGAGATTGTGTCGAACTAATGGCCCACATGGATGATGAGTCCGTCGATATGTGTGTGACTTCTCCGCCCTATTGGGGTCTTCGTGACTACGGTGGCAAAGGCATCGTTTGGGGTTCACAAGAATGTATTGAGCGTGGAGAAGGCGACACTTCCCATGAGTGGGAAGGCTACACCCGACCCAGCGAAAATACCCGCAATAATAATAATTCACTACAACTCAAATCTGCGTATTGGGAACCTCAAGAGCAGGCGTTCTGCAAACACTGTGACGCATGGTTCGGTCAATTGGGGCTTGAACCTACACCGGAACAGTATGTGAAAAACATGGTCGAAGTGTTCCGTGAAGTCAAGCGTATTCTCAAACCGCAAGGTACGCTATGGCTCAACATTGGTGATTCGTATTGTGCAGGTTCCCGCAAGAGTGGCGTTTCGGACTCCGCAGGTGGCGACCGTGGCCTTCCTACTACCCGACGCAACCAAGCATCCGGCGACCTCAAGACGAAGGACTTGGTTGGAATCCCTTGGATGCTCGCCTTTGCTCTTCGTGCCGATGGTTGGTATTTGCGACAAGATATTATTTGGGCTAAACCAAGTTGTATGCCGGAGTCTGTCACCGACCGATGCACTAAGAACCATGAGTATGTGTTTCTTTTATCGAAAAACAAAGACTACTACTACGACAACGAGGCAATCAAGGAAGATACCGTGAGTAAGGCCGACAAGAACAAATCTGCTTTTACATACGCTGATAACGAGGAATGGGCCAAGGATAAAGACCAATCACGAATCAGTAAGGCGAAGGGTATCGCAGACGCCCGTGTTAAACAATACGCTAAAAGAAACAAGCGTAGTGTTTGGTGGGTTGGGCCTAAACCATTTCCCGAAGCACACTTCGCCGTCTTTCCCGTCGAATTGATTGAACCTTGCATCCTCGCAGGCTCGCCGTTGGATGGTTTGGTCTTCGACCCCTTCGGTGGTGCAGGTACTACGGCGATAGCGGCTATCAAGCATGGTCGCAACGCTTTATTGTGTGAGTATTCTCCCGATTATGTCGAGATAGCACACAAGCGAATCCTCGAATACAAACAAGAACTCGGTCTTGACAAAACAGACAGGGAATGGTTTTGATGCCACGAAAGTGTTTGCGTAAATGTGACGGATGCGGACGCATAGTGGACAGTCCAAGCACTTCTCATCATTATAGAAAGGATGGAGTTAGAATCCAGTGTGGGCGGCAAAGAATACACCGAGAATAAGTGCGGGTTTATATGCTGTGTACGATGCCTTTATATCCCTACCCCCGAATGTGATACTATGAACGAATACCCCTTAAGCGACAACTTGCGACAACGAATCATTCTTGGTGCTATTGAAGTGATGAAGTCGAATGATGAAAACAGTCCAACCTCCCAAGTGGAGCATGAGTTTGAAATTGACGGTCGTGTTATGGTTGCTTCGATTAAAATAACCGAAACACCAAAGGTCAAATTGTACAGGAACCGTGATTGGTTATACGAAGAGTACGCTGTCAAATGTCGAACCATGCAAGATATTGCAGACCAATTCAATATCACCCCAATGAGCATCCACCAATGGCTCAAGAAGTTGGAAATCGACACCCGTCCTCGTGGTCGATTTAAGACAGAATGACTACCTTTATATGCCCACAACACAAGGGTATATTGAGGCAGACAGATGATTGTTGAGCAGAAAGGTAAGAACGATGTGGTCGTCCGCTATCGTGACGAAAACGACAAGCGGCAGGAAACCATCATAAAGAAGTTCCTCCCTTATTGTTATGTCACGGAAGAAGATGCCAAGTACATTCACGGGTACAGGAAGACCGGTGGACACACCGGTGTATTCAACACCCCTCTTGTCAAGATGGAGGGACATACGACTTGGGACATTCGTGACCTAACCAAGACCGGACAGACATGGGAAGGGAATATACCTTTCACAAATCAAGCCCTCACTGCGAGAGTCAAGAACGGCGACAAACCGTTCGCATCTTACAACCATCGGGTTTGGTATCTCGACGGGGAATGGAAGACCACGACCGGTGAAATCACAATGCTCTCGGTGTACGATAGTTTTACCGAAAGATTATACTCGTGGGCTGTGATGCCTAACGGTATCGGAAAGGGAAAATACAAACAAATGATTGACGCTAACCAAAACCGCTACACCTACGAAACTCCCGTTGTTATCTTTGACACCGAGGCTGAATTGTTGTCGCATTTTGTATCTTTCATGCGGAAGCAAGACCCCGACATTATCACCGGTTGGTATGTCACGGGAGCCGACATAAAGCAAATCATCGAACGGTGTGGTAAAACCGGCGTTCGTGCCAGCACTATGTCACCGATGAACAAGTTGCGCTACGAGTACAAGGATTGGTCGCAACCAATCGTCGGTCGCAACATTATCGACTTGCGCCTCGCATTCCCTAAGTTGTGGGAATTGAAGAATGGTAAGTTGCCTAACTACAAGTTGGACGATGTTGCTTGGGAAGTGTTGGGGGAAAAGAAAGTGGAACTACCCGATGGTCACGACACCTACTACTCCGACCCTGTGTTGTACTTGCACTACAACAGAATAGATGTTGAACTCCTACCGAAGTTGGATAAGTTAGTCAACGCATTGGAATACTTTATCGCTGTACAACACATCGCACAGTGCGAGATTCGCTCGACACCACACATCACGCAGGTGTTCTCTTGCCTCGCTTTAAGTGACCCACACTTCAAGCAACAATTGCCGACCCGACCAATGTTTGAAGCGACGGCATACCAAGGTGCAATCGTCATGGATGGTGAGCAAGGTGTGTATGAAAACATAGGTATTTTTGACATAAAAGCGATGTACCACAGCAACGCAGACCTTTACAACATTTCTTGGGACACTTTGAGCGACGACGGCAAGGACTGTGGCAACGGTACTTGCTTCTCGCAAGGGGAGAAGGGTTTGCTTGTCCGACAGATGGACAACATGACCGTTTTGCGTGACCGCTACAAGTCATACATGAAGGGGGCTAAGACCGATGCAGAACGAGTCCGATACGATGCCTTACAGTACGCTACAAAGTCCTTGGTGGCTTCCATGTACGGGGTGGCAGGCGACTCCAAATACGGGCTGTACCACCCCGAAATAGCCTCGGCAATCACATACACCTCTCGACAGACTTTGCTTAAATTAGCATCCGTTGCAGAAGAGATGGGACACGAGGTTGTGTACGGTCACACTGATTCTGTCATGTGTAGGGTTCAGTCACCTCAAGACGGTATGGCTTCCGTCGCAAAGATGAACGAGGCTATGGCTCCCATCATCGTACAATTTGAGAAGTGGTCGCAGTCATTTTTGTTGATGCAGAAGAATCGGTACGCCGGATTGGTTTCTTGGACTGACGGCTTCTCTCACGAACCCAAGCGTTATGTTAAGGGAATAGAACTTAAGCAGGCGAGGATGCCTATTGTGATGAAAAGTGCCATGGGTTCCGTCATTGATGGTGTGTTGCAGGGCAAGACAAGTAGCGAAGTCACCACCACACTGTCAACCCTCATCGAAGGGATAATGGAAGGGAAGTTTCCCGACGAAGACCTGTGTATGAAGGGTAAGTTGACGAAGAACTTGGACGCATACACCAGCGTTAGTGGTTCAGCCGCAGGCGCACAGTGGGCCAATCGGGTTTTAGGTAAGGGTTATCGGGGTGGTGATTATTTCCTTTGTAGTATTGACAAGAAAGGCAACTACATCGCATTTGACAACCCTTCCGAGATTGAGGGAATCAGTGAGATTGGGCGACAAGTTATGGTCGAGCGTTTCATCATTAACAAAGTACAGCCCTATTATCAAGTGGTTGGGTGGGACATTGAACCGCTTCACCGAGCCATGAACGGTAAATCAAAGGTGCTATGGCTGTAAGTGGGTTTATAAGACATGAACGCTTGGGAAGGGATGAGAGAAGATGGCTAACGGCGTCCGACCTATCAAAAAGATGAGCGCAAACCAACTAACGCAAGCGTTGGTTGAGCAGAACGCACGACTCCACATGTTATCGACTGCTGTCGGAAACGATATGCAACGAGTCAATGTGGTGTTGTTCACACTGCTGAAAGAACTTGGTTTCGCTGATGAGAAGACCTGCGACAACTGTGGTACTGTCAACATGCGACCTATTCTTAGGGGAATAGAAATTGACCCTCACTGCGTCGAATGTGGTACCCGCATTGACCCGATGGACGACGAAATCTTCACCGACCCCGACATTATGGATGCCGACGATGGTGAAGAATAACCCTTAAACAACAATGCGCTCGTAGGTGATATTATGGTATATCTCGTTGACTCCCAAGACATAAGTATTGTCGCTAAAGCAATCAAAGAACACGGTGCCGAGAATGTGTACTGGTTAAATAATAATGGTCTTTGGAGAGAAGCACTCCGTATGGGTCTAAGTCAATCACATCTCATCACCTATCCCATGCCTACAAAGGATGCTTTGTTGGCTATCGGCGAGGGAGCAATTCTCTATGTCGTTGAAGAGCCTAAAGCACCTTCCAAGAAGTCTTCTCCTAAGAAGACTGAATGAGCCATAGTCGCTCGATAGCAACCCTTATAAGGCTACCTGCCTATGTATATACATGGGCGAAGACAAGAACTCAACATACAATCCAATAGAGGTCACAGATGAACTGTGTCTTCGCGTTAGCAAGTCTTCGTACACGCAGTACGCCATGTGCCCACGACAGTATTGGTGGAACAAGATTGCCCTACCGGACTTGCGGTTCAAGTCCAGCGATGCCGCCATTCGTGGTACTGCTATCCATCAAGTTATGGAGGATGCGCTACGGGAAGTTTCGTTGAACAAGACTGTTGATGTTGGCGTCAATACGCAGATGCACAATGTATTCGACAAACACGCTGTCGCTCAAGATGTTCAAACCGAAGTCGGTGTCGATGCTCTTTGTGAGATTCTTGGCGAGGTCGCTGATGCTTGGGGTCAGTTTGAAATTGTCGAACTTGAAGACAAACACACCATCCCCCACACAATAGAAGTCTTGGTACCTAACGAGGCCGAGGATGGCGTCGATACCATCACCTACCCTGTGGAACTCGTTGGTATGATTGACGGCGTTTTCCGCCACCCCGACGGCCACCTTGTCGTTGTTGAATTAAAGACCGGCAACGCCAACATGAGCAAGTTATCCCGCACCCGTGGGGAACTATGCTACTATCGCAAATTGTTGATGCTCGCAGGCTACGACGAGCCGACCCACTTCTTGACCATCTTCCCCGACGCAGACGACGCCGAGTTTATGCTTAAGTTGGAGGGGAAAAGAAACACCGAGTTGTTTTATGGTCTTACTCAAGGTATCGCTGTGTACGAGAAAGTCAACAGTCGAAGTATCACTGCTATGGAGAAGAAGTTAAATAACTCCGTACACGGCATTATGACCCAACAGTGGCCTATCAAGTGGAATGAATACTTTTGCACCCAATGGTGCGACTTTCACTTGTCGTGCAACGAAGAACTAATTGGAGTGGACAACGATGAATTGTGACAAGTGTGAGAGTGGAAAAATTAAGACAGAAATAATGTGGCGCGTGACCGGACAGGAGGGGAAATCGCCACAATCAATTGAGATACACAAATGCGAAGGATGCGGAAACCAATGGACAAACCCAACCTCATAGCCTTCCCTCGTGAAATCGGACTCAAGCGTAGTGCTTGTACATCTCGTGAAGCGTTCCGCTCGTATGTTCGTGGCTTAAATGGCAAAGCAAACCTTTACACTTCCCTGTACTCATTCCGTGACAAGGACGCTAATGCACCGTGGAAGTTCGACGCTTCCTCGGCGATTATCGACCGTGCATGGTGGGACTTTGATGCGGGCGACAAAGGAGGAATTGATGCGGTCAAGAGTGAAGTTCGTGTGCTTCTCTCTCGACTGGCCGGAGATGTTCGAGTCGTGGCAACGGGTCGAGGGTTCCATATCCATCAATTATTCTCCCGTCCTGTTATGGGCACTACAATGCACAGGAATTTGGCTCGATACCAAAGACTGATGTGTGACGGACTCAAGACTCTTGATGGGTTTGCTTTCCCCGCTAAATTAACTCGTATTCCAAACACCTACAATGTCACCCGTGGTCGCTACGCAGTGGTGATTCCTCCGACGGCTTTGGCTGATGATTCTTTCAAGATACCCAACAAACCACAAGATTTGTGGAAGCAATTCTGCCCTTTCTTTGGGGAGGCTAACAACAGTGATTTTGATTTCGTTCTGTGGTGTAGCAACAACCCCGAACCCGAAGTTCAATTGGAAACCTTCACAGGCGACATTGAGTTGGCTGGGGAAGTGCCAATCATGCCCTGCTTGCAGAAAGCAATTGCAGTTCCCAATCCTACTCACCCTATTCGTGTCGCTCTCGTGCAACACATGTCACAGGAATTGCGTTGGTTCGCAGACCCTAAGAGCCTAAGTGCTGAACAGAAAAGTTCAATTGAAGAAACGATTTTTCAATACATAAAATCACTTGGGTGGCGTGACTTCAACGAGTACAGAAGTCGTCAAGGAATACGAACTAACCTTAACTACGAGAACGCCCCATCCTGTCGTTGGTACGACCTTCGGGGTATGTGTGAAGGTAAGTGTTGGAAATACGACGGAACGATAGGTTCTTAGAGTATTGGTAGGGTCGCACACATAATGCTTCTCATTGACCACCGAGAAAACGGTAAGTTGATTCACAAGTTGCTTGTCAAGATGGGTGATGCCAAAACAGACCCCAAGGGTGAGGCGCAAGTGCTAACCATGAAGTCCGCAGATTATGTTCTCGGTGACTGGGGTATTGAGGCAAAAGAAATAAATGACTTATACCGTAGCATCCTCGGTATCGGACGCTCTCGTACTATTGTCGGACAACTAAACGACCTATGTGCAACATACGAGAAACCATTCCTCGTGGTGTACAACACCGAACTCAAGCCTTGGTTTCATGGTCGCAGACCATCAGCAAAGGAATTGGGTGAAGAGCGTAGGAAGATGGCCGCAGTGATTAACTCATTCAAGTTGACCATGCACCAACGGTTCCCAAACCTACACTTCATGCAGTTAAGTACCATGGACGATTTCGTTGAATGGTTGTACACTAACCACCGACAAAATGTTATCGCAAAAATAAAACCACCCAAGGCCCACATACCGGAGCAACCAGTTATCACAAACGACGACGACAGAATCAAGGTTCTCATGGGTTGTGGTGTCAACCGAGAACAAGCAAATGCCCTGCTCACCAAGTATGGTAGTATTCCCGTTATACTACAAAAGAAAACAAGACAGAAGGATATGGTTGCTTGCGCCAATATCACAAGCAAACAGGCCAAGCGTATCTTGAGTCTTCGCAAGGACTATACGCATCAGTAGGGTGTAAAACCAAGCGACTGCGTGTTGATTGCCTTCACGCTGAATCTTTGGAAGTTCACTTTAATGTCATGGATAACCAATGAGGAATACGAACCATCGTCGTTGCCGGAACCCGGAGTTCTCTTCAACTCAATATCAATCGAATTGCCTTTGACCCCTGCTCCGGTCAATGTTGTTGCGCCAAAAATAGTCACATCTCTTCTGTCTGCCCCGCCGCTTAGTTGGAATGTTCTCGTCGCCGAGTTGGTTGTTCCGACCACTGTCGCCGTCGCCGTTAGTTCAGCCGTGCTTCCCACAGCACCGAACGAGTATGTGGCACTGACGCTGATGATTTCATCGGCAACATCGTCCGGTACCTTTACCGTTATACTATGTGTTTGCGTAAATCGGTTGGCCCCTTCGGGTGTCACGATGCCTGTGAAGACCATTCCTTCCGAAGATACGACCGCTGTCGAGGAAGTGGCAGAAATGGCATCTCCCAGCCCGTCCACGGGCCTTTGTGTGTTGATAGGTGGTGCAACCCTCGTTTGACCGAGAAGGCTCAAGGATGAGCCGGAAACGCCATTATCGTTCATGTTCATCCTTCCGGAAATCTTACCATGTATTCCGGAAGCCAAAGCATTCGCTCCAATTCTCGATTGGAAAGACCCCCCAGCACCCAAGTCACCTCTTCCGCCTTCGTATTGTCCCGGAGTGACGGGGTTAGAACCGACAGGCCCGCTCGATGGCGGCACTATTGGTGGTGGTGTTTGTGGTCGTCCACTATCACCTCCGCCGACAGTACCACTACCCACTCCTTGCCCTCTCCCTCTTGCGACGGAGGGGTACAAGTACGAAGCAAGTCCGCCAGCATCCTTGGTTTGGTCACGGTCAAGTTCCAAAGTCACCTGCTCAATATCTCGCCCATCAACAGTCCAGTTGATATTCTTAATGACCATAGGTTCCGCCGAAAGACCAAGCCCAGCATCGGTCAATGCCACTGTGGTCGCAGGTCGCCACCTAACATCGGGCACGATATGTATTCGTGGGCAGTACCAAACATTTCTCACACCAAACAGTCCGGACATGTTATCGTACTTTCTCAATCCGAGAGGGAAGATAGAATCTGCGCTGGTTGCTGACCAAGCAGACGGCCCCGCTTCGGTTATGTTGTGAGCGTTGTGTAGGATGCCGGATGCTGTGGGGTCGCCACACCTGTGATACAGAAGACCTTTGAGGTACTCAACATTTACCGAAACAGTTATTCGGGCACCCGAAGGTTGACTGTTCCAATAACTCGCTGGTATCTCAATCTCATAAAATCCGTTTCGCTTTACATCTTTTGTCTTAAATCTTGACGATGAAGCAGTGTTAGCCAGCGTTGGGGAGAATGCCATCGGCTGTCCGCCACTCGCCGTGAAGTTGCTTACGGAAGTAGTTAGCGATACATCGGTGACTCCGATTGTGAACTCGGCGTTTTCAATGTCGGTACCACTTTGCCCGTCTTTTAGGGCAACCCAAATCCTCAAGTCGTCACTACTACCGTCGCTTGTAGTAGGCATACCGCTTGGGATATGTACGACTTGTACTGCGTGGCTAATGCTGTGTGCGCCCCACCACCAATACGAAGATGTGTAGGCGTGTGCCGAATCTGCGGCTGTACTTGCGGCGGCGATAAACCCTTGACCGTAGCGATTTCTTTTTAGTAGGTCTGCGTCCGTGGTTCCCAAATTGCCGTCAAGGGCGTTGCACATACCGTTGACAAGAGTTCCGTTCATGCCCGACCACTGTTGGTTGAAGTCTTGTGATGCGGCGGGGTAGCCCGAACCGAAAGCATACTGACCTATGATTGGTCGCTCGGTGTGTCGAGTCGGGTCGGCTACATATCCGTACCGCCCCTTCTCCAACATAATGTCTTCCGAATCGACTTCTCTTATCAGTTCACCTTGTACCTTGATTGTCTTTGTTTTGGCTTTATAGTATTCTTCTTGTGCTACGAGATTGGCTTCTTCTTCGGAGTGAATCTCCGACTGTTCGACAATTTTCCATCGGTAGGTTTGGTTTAGGCTCGGTGCTGGGAAGTCGGAGAATGAACCGCCGTTGTTGTAGTACACCCGTACATTTGTTATCTGTTGGGCCATATTAGCGTTGAGGCTGTTGACCTTGAGGATTGCTCGGTTTAGAACCTCTCCGGAGTTGTAAGTGGGTCGCAGTTCAAGTTTGTTATCTCGTCCCATTTGGTATGTCACGGGTATTCTTTTACCAAAATCATAACCAACCCCCGATGCTTCGGTTGACTCTCGAATAATTGAGTAAATCGACTTCCCGCCTCGTCCGTCGTATATCCCACCGAAAGAATCAAACTCGCTGTCCGTTCCGTCGATGGTCATGTTTTGGTACATTGGTATTGAGCCAATATCATACCAACAGGAAACCGAAGATTGTGAAAGCCATGTGTCGGACAAGTTGAAGTTCCAAAGGTATCTAATTTTATCGTTAATCCAATATGTCCCGTTGTTGGGGCTGATTGCGTAGCCCTCGTTCCGCATGAGGAATCTAAGAGCGTAGCGAGGTGCCACTGAACCCATGACTACGACTTCATCGTATGCGCCACTAACGCCGGAACTTCCGGGTAGGTTGACTGCGATTGTTGCCGTTGACCCTGCGGCTTTAATCACATCGTCCATCTGTATTCCCTCAAGCAAGGAAATGGCTTGTTCTGCCGAGTAGTTGCTCGCCATATCGGACTGCGTGTAAATACCGTACAACTGCTGTGGGATGCTGATGCTATCACTCGACGCAACATCGGCTCTTGTACTACCTGTTTCTTGGTAGGGTGTTCCGGAAATGGTTATAGCCGTGGCAGTCACACTTGCGATTTGGGCAACCCACTTCGCTGTGACATTTCTAACTCTCATTCCGGCTTTAACTCCATCATTCACAAAGTCCGCACCACTGCAAGTTATGACAATTGGGCTTGCGCTGTTTGCACTCGTTGCTGATTCAACAACACCTGTCGATAACTTACCATCGTAGGTGTACCAAAATATCTCAAACGATGGGTTGACCCCATCCACATCTCTCGATGCTTTGATTTTGCCGTACCCTTCTGTCGGGAAGTCTGCGACAAGGCTCGTTGATGGTTTGGTTTCAATCACGGTGTCACCGACTTCGATTGTTCGGTTAAGTTCTGCGCTTGCGTTGACCCACCGACGGAAGTTCGGGTGGGTGGCGTATGGGCTTGCGTTGTTAATGTTTGTGCTTGCGGCTTGTGCCCAATAGTTGTCCATCAGCACGGGGAATCCGTGATACTCGGTTTCGTAGTCACCTACACTCACCGAGCCACCGCTTGATTGTCCAACCTTTCCCCCGTTGATAAAAGTATTGAGGTTAAAGAACTTAGAACAGTCATAGACCAACAACGAACCGGCCTTGTCGTGCCAGTCGTTGAGGTTGGTCAACCTACTATCGACAACCTGCAATTTCTTGAAGAATACTCCGGTTGCGCTGTATGGTTCGGTCACATCTTTGTAGGTTGTTTTTAAGAGAATATCAGCAGTGCTAACAGATTCGACTTCATGCGTACCAGCATAATTAGTGGCGTTGAAGATTGTGATAAAGTCACCGTTTGAAAGATTAGCGGCGGCGGCGGCATCCTTGGCGTACAAGGTTATCTTCGCCCCGCTTGCGGCAGAAACGATTGAATTGCCACTTACATTTCGTGGCTCCCTTGTTGCTTCGTCAACCAGCGGTCTTGACCACGGGGCGAGTGTTGATGGTTCTAAAGTGCTGTCAATTTCCCAAATGTCAACATCACTACCAATCTTGAGAGAAGTAAATGAGTCGTATTCACCATCGTCTGTCGTTTGGTCTGTGAATGATATTGAAATATCGTAGTTGTCCGGTACCGGCTTCAAAAGCCCCCACGACTTCTTCCTAAACCCACCATCAGCATTTGCGTCACCGTTGTTTCTCATGTCGGCCCACTGCAACCAAATATGTTTGTAGTCCTTGGATATGTCAAGAGTATATATGTTTTCACCGCTTTCGTGGTCAATAGACAAACCTTCAACGCCGATGAGATAATGGTTGCCATCCACTGCTGGCGATAGGAAGCCTGCGTAGGAAAATGTGTCATGGAAGCCTGCGGCGTTTTTGATTTGTCCTACACCATTCTTGGTCGAACTGTCGATAAAAGACGATGATACTTTGATTGTACCAGCGTTGGCTGTGAATGCTTCTTGGGTAGTGCCTCCGTCTGTAAAATCCCTACCATAGATGCCGAAGTGTCTTTGGAACCAAGCCGACTCTTGAAGTTGCCTCATCCAAACAGCGTGTTGGTCACGAGCCGTCAAATCTTCTGCGGCCAAAGTTATTTTTCCCTTTTCGATAGTGAACTCGGTGTTGCTCGTGACGGTACTAAATGCTGAACGCACCGAGTCTGTCTTAGCATAGAATTTACCACCGAACTCTTCGGTGGCAGAAATCTTGTGCATACCACGGTAGGAAACTCCTATGCCTGTTGCGGTACTCGGTATAGTGATAAAGTCGCCCGTGTCAAGACCTGTACCATCTGCCCGTGTTGGGCGTTGTGTGAACTTTAGAATTAAGTACCCCGACTGTCCGTTTGTTCGGGGGTATGTTGATTGTATTCCTTCAAGTGTTGCTGTCGTGTTGGGAACATAGGTTAGACCGGTGATTG